CCTTTGTTCCGCCCCTTTAGGTTGGGCGGCGACAATGTTATATGACCATTTTATAGAACATGTACAGTCGACACGGCCGGGTCACTTCGCCGTCGTACCTCCGGCTTCGTTCTGTGGGCCGTCGTCTCCTTTAGAGTCAGGCTGTTTAGTTTTCATAAGATCATTGGAGTCTTTTAACTCTTTCAACTTTTGTTTCTCAATTGCTGCCTGCTGCTTAAGCCTTTTTTGATTTTCATCATAGTTTTTTTGTAGAGCAGAGAGTTCAGATTTAAGATTTTCTACAAAATTGGCTTTTTCAGACAGATCCAGGGTATTCCAGTTTACACCATCCAGGAGATCTTCGCCTCCATCATATTCCACTACCCTGGCACCATCTATCGGAAGTCCTTTTGCAAACCTTACCATAATTTCACGAACAGACATAGACTGGGCCGGTATAGTTTCTGAAGTCATATTATTTATTTCTCCTACAGTAGGAAAAAGTTTCGCATTGTATTGCGTTTTAAACCTTTTTTGTGGATCTATCAACATTTCACCTGTTGATAAATCAAACGTTGCTTTTTTTGGTGTCATAATTTTTGATTTTGTGATGATGAATGATACATTTTATTCCAGGCTGCTGCCTTTCCTTTTTTCTGATCCCTATAGATCTGTTCAAAGTCCGGTGAGCCCATAGTTTCTGCTAAGGCGTTATTGAATTCTAGTTGAAAGTTTTTCCCGATATCGATTTTTTCCTTATAATCATAGATCTTGTCTCTTAAGTACCTAGACATGTGCATTTTTCTTTCATAATAGCGTGTATACACACGGTTTAGTAAGTCTTCCTTATGCCACTTTTTTATTTCATTTGTAACGTAAGTTGCACCCAGCCCTTTGCTAATAAGCGGTTTTGGTCTTGCGCAATGGTGCCAAGCTGTTTTATCAAATTGGAAGGGCTTAGTGAGATACTTGAAGGTATAATAAATAGAGGCTGGTTCGACTGTTCCGTAATGTATACTACCGTTTTCCCACGCTGGTTGAGCGAGATCAATTCGGCTGTTAAATAGGATGATGTGATAATGTGGTCTATGAGTGATTCCACCGTATTCAGAGGCACAATAATATTTGATCGGTTTTGTCTCTCCAGCCCTGATATTTCGTTGCCGTAATTTTTTGATGAACTGTTGGACATCTGCTCTGCAGATCGTCGGGCAACCACTTCGCTCATCAAACGGTAATTTTTCCGTTGCATAAGTTAATGTTAAGAATTGTGAATGATCGGAGATCTTTTCCTGTTGCATCAACCTAAATGCCCAGCCATGAATATGCCTGTTTATACATTCAGGACACTTACCACAGGGATAAGTATCTCCATTAACTGTCTTTATTGGATAATAACACATTGCTAAAATGTTGGTGTTCCGAATTTTGGCATTGGCCTTATAGCTTTTACTTTATTATATACATGTATCCAAAGTTTATGCTCGTCAGGATCTGTTACAGCAAAAACCCTATGTGTTGGATCAGATTCTATAAAAGCCTGATTCAGTAATGGTGCATTATCAAAAATTCTTCCCATATGCCAGAAATTTAACGTATTCCTAAATTCACCTGCTACCCTGGAAGGAGCATATTTATACTCAGCATACCTTGGAACATAACCAAATACAAGATTTCCATCTGTTGTATAGGCATATAGTTCACGGTTTTTTACCTCTTGTTCACCAATATTTGCAAATTGTGGCCAAAAGAATTCAAAAGGATCTGTTGTCTTTAAGAAATGCTTTGGTATACCTTGCTGATATGCTGTCCTAGGAAGTACTGACATAATGCCCATTATATAACCATGCTCCTGTACAAAGTATCCAGATCCATAACCATTTACTACACTTAAACCATGTCCTGCCATATTTCCCTGAGGAGATGTATTAGTTTCTGAGGTTTGTAGGACCTCAGAAATAGTAATAGGAGACTTTGACCCGGTTATGTATTCCGGCCTTTGTAATCTACTATCCTGGGACCTTAGGCCGAAAAATACCAAAATATTTTCTACATACCTGGAACCGCCCCTCGCTGCTTTCTCAAGCCATTCCTGCAATCTAAAAGCACGCCTTAGATCATTGATCGTTGATGACTGTGCATCTAGTGCAGAAGTTTCTGCATACAAATCTTCACCCGTACCTACCGGAGTGCCAGGGGGAGCATCAATTGCGCCTGATGCTGGAACAGTTGTATTCCATGTAGCACCGGCAGGATATCCAGTATTTTCATTTGCCATAACCCTTACATCCTCAAATCCAGCAATTGGAAGAGTTACCGGATCTCCCTTTTGTGCAAAAGGTAGGGCAGCAGTAAAATAATCATGCTCCCAAGCCCTTTTTCTTAATTTACGGAGATCCGCAGATGCATTATCTCCATCAGTTAAAGGTACCCATTCAGACGTAACCAAGTTCTGATCTCGATAATATTCATCATAAATTTTCTGATAAGCTGCCAGTGGAAGTGCACTAACTATTTCGTTAGTAGTAGCTCCACCATTATCAGAAGGAACAGGTATACCTAAATAATCGAATAACCTTTCAAGTACTGCTGAATAAGTTATAGTAGTTGTTGGAAAAGCAGGTAACACACCACCTACTTTTGTATTAGTAATATACTTCTCCCAGTTCGGCCATAGTATCCTGTTAGGTACAAAGAAATAATGCATTGTTACATCACATCTATGCATCATTGGAGCTACCATAGGAGCCAATCTTACCAAAGACTCACATGAAATCCTGAAATTATCTGTGGGTACAACTTCCTCACAAAGTATAGGTATTAATTCACCCATATTACACGATAATTTAACATCATGTGAAAGATCAAACATACTTTTTCCTGGCTTTGTTAATTTGATTGAATTAAACAAATTTTTGTTCATTTTTTTAGTATTTTAATGTTAAAAAATTTAGTTAAAGAAATGGCACGCTTACACGTGCCAGTTTCTTAGAGACGAATTCCACCACGCGAAACGTAGTAGCTTCTTTTTTGTTTTGTTCTGCCCCGGCGTCTGCCGGAGCGTCTACGGCTCTGCCTTTTTCTATAAGCCATAATTGTAATTTTTTTTTATTGCAATATTGCAATACTAATGTACTACTTTTTTCTCATCCACCATAAAGGCATAGTAATTGTTTTTAACGTATTATCAGCTCCTGTTATAGGTATCCTTTCAGAAGGGCTGTTTAACCATTCAGCCAGCCACCGCATATAAATTTTATCATGTGGCTGTACACCCTTTTCTTTTAACATTGCGTCTGCTTCCTTTAACCTGGTATCAGTTTCCAGGTTTTTAATCCTTGCCTTTATTTCATTTATTTCTGCAGGTACTTTTGAACGCTGTGCACGCATAGTTAATATTCTTTCTGCAGCCTCTTTTAAAGAGACTGCATTTTGTGCTGCTGCCCGTTCATCCTGATTCAAAGTATATTTTGTATCTGCCAATGTTTTGTTTACACCTGCTTCTGCAGCTTGCAGGCTAATAGGATTAAGCGAATTACGAAATTGTGTTTCTTGTGTTAACGCAGCTATTTGCGCATCTGTATAACCTGCTTGCTTTAGCGTAGCAGTTGTTTGCGCACTTTTTAATATAGCTTCATTATCCAGTACAGTATTTTGAGTCCTCAAATTATCATAGGTTGCCTCTTTTATCCTAACATCATAGTACCTATTTACAATATCGCCAACCATCTGAGGATCTATTTGAGGGGCATGTGGTGTCCAGGGCTTTGTGTCCGTTTGCCTTGGCATTGATTCACTTTGAGCTGTTGCACCGTTACCATAAACCAAATTTGGATTAAGACCAGCTTTTCTTAGTCTCTCCATTTGTGCCTGTGGAGAATTATATTCGTTCTGCATAGTCCAATCGGCCAATGCATCTGCCCTTTGTTTATCATATTGCTTCTCATTCCATTTTCTTGTATTCCTGTTCATCGTAGCCGATGCCAGGGAATTTGTAGCAGTCACAGCAAGCTGTGATGCAGCGGCCATATTAGCCGCATAATTATCATTTGGCATGATATTTTTTTTTAATTTATAAATGTTTTTATAATTGCCGTCGGTTACTTCGGCCGGCAGTTTGTGCTTTTTTGTCTCACTTGCTTTTTTCGTCGTTTAAATCGTCGTTTTATCGCTTGTGATACGTTTGCACAAACGAGCCGGCGCCTACGGCACCGGCGGCTATTTTTTCCCTTTTTTTAAGGGGGTTTTAGTATTATTATTTTATTGTACATATTAATGATTTAAATATGTGTCAATTAGCACTAATATATCAAGGGAATATTAGTGCTTTTTTTATTCTTGACCAGATACCACGATATTTATAACTGGTCATTGAATGTGTTTTTCTTAGCCATAATGGCTTAATTGTTATTATCATATTATTTTTTTTGGTTATTCAAAGGATATTTACCCGGGTTGTGATTTTGTTCCCTGATCATCTTTTGTTGGGACTTTCTCAAGTACTGTCGTTCCTTGGTTTTGCTTTTTTTCCTGGGCTTCTAT